CGGTGTCCGCGTACTCATTTAGGCGCAATCCTTCGTGCTTTTTGAGTAGCGCCGACGCTTGGTCCAACATCACGCGAACCTCTCGATTCCGTCTTTCAATTCATCGACTATTATGTCGAGCGCATTCCTGGCCTCTAAATCGAACGCTGGGCGGGCGAAAGGTACGGCCGGCATTTTATCGGTCCCGAATTCCAGGAAAAGACCCCAGAATGCATCCTTTGACGGGCCGATGTTAACGCTTCCTCCATCCTGTGTCAGCTTCGGTTTGCCGACTATGATGTTGTCGGCAAGGTGACCGGTTTCAGGATGCGTAGGAGTTGGCGCCCGTCTGGCTTTTCGGGACATCGCTTCGCGGATTGGTTCGCCGGCCTTCGTTAGGGCACTCCTCATCACGCGACGTCTTAACTTGTCCGGGAGTTCTTTCAACCGGCGGTCCAACTTGTCAAGCCCTTCGATCTTCAACACTTGCTGAGGCATCGGTTTGTTTCTCCAACCGCCGGTTTATCCCAACAGAAAGCTGTTTGAGCTGGTTCCAGACCTCAAGGCCCCTGCTCTGCCTCGGAGCCGGGAACCAGTCAAAGATGAAATCCTCGATTTTGAACTGGCGTCTTTGACTGCGGGGCACCTGGATCTGACCGAAGTTGGCTATGGTTTGGCAGACCTGGGCAAGCATGATCTCAATGCGCCTGTCGCCCCACGGTTCCAGCTCGTAAAGGATGAAATGCCGCTGGAGTTCTTTGGCGCTCAGAGTCTCAAGCAACTCCCGCCGGCTCATCCCCATCGTCCGCGCTAGTTGATATTGGAATCGGTAGAAGCGGCTTCCGGCCAGCTTTTTTTTTCTTCTTCCACGTCAACGCCGCTGAGCCTTGCAGCCTCTTTCATAAGTCGGAGCAGGAGCACGCTCGACTCCGCCATCAGAAGCCCGACCTCCGATTCCTCGAACAGCCTCTTTCCATCAACGTCGCGAAGGACAAGAGGCAGCATCTTTGCGGTATCACGTAATCTGGTCTTGTCGCCGCTCACCCACTCCTGGATTTTCTCTTGATCCCAGCCGGACAATTCCGCCAAATAAACGGTCATGCCCCATTCTGGAACCTCGATGGGAGTTAGGGAACCAACGCCGCCGGCCCTTTTCTTCAGCTTTGCTAAAAGGCCCTCCCGCGTGGCCCCTTTCATGACTTTGCTCTTCGCCATTATTTTCCTCGTGTGCGTCCATCCGACCTTTCACCCTCGATCGGGCTAGCTGTAAACGATAGCCGCCGTGATTTTCACGGTGAAGTTGAAAGTCTGGCGGTCCTCAAGAGGCCGGTCGACGTCATGGGCCGTAATGATTCCGCTGAAAGCCGCGGTTTCAGCGTTGACGCCGGTCGGTCCGACGACTTGAAAATTGACGGGTTCGCCCGTGTCGAAAAACGTCCTGATGCTGTCTTGGCCGACATCCGGGGCGATGAAGTTGCAATTGCAAGTTACCTCGGTCCCCTCGGCCAAGCCGACCTTGAATTCCTTGAACTTGTTCGGCGATTCGTGGTGGGTGAAGTCAACCAGTGGCTTTTCGGCACCTACCGGGCTGATGGTGAAAAGCTCCGCGATGGTTGTGAAAACCTCCGGGCTGGCCGCGTCCCCGACCTTAATCAGGGTACCGTAACCGATCTGTCCTTTTGTGGCTGCCACTCAACACCTCCTGGCTTGACGGAAATTGACGTGTAGGCGGCTGAAAGTCCCGACTGAACCCCCGGCCGGCAGATCCTTATTGTTCCAGATAACATGGTTCGGTTCAAGGCGTGTAGTGGACCATGAAATCGGTGGGGACGAAATGCTCTTTCACGGCGGGGTCGTCATCGTACAGGGCCGCCAACCCTTCGTGGAAAATTCCCTGAACGATGATTCCCGCGAAAGTCCCGATGTTGTTCAGCATGGCCGTGCTGATTTTGGCGGCCAAAGTTCGGGCGGTGGCGTAGTCGACGGCATGAGCGGTTACCTGTATCCGGGATTTTGCCGGGCCTATGAAGCCGTCGTGAGTCGTGGGCAGATTGTCGGAGATCAGCTTGTAGGCCACAGCCGGCCTAAGCGTGTCCTGGGGCAGATGATCGTGATGGATTCTAGTGCCCACCACCGATGCTATCGGAACATCGGCCCTCAGGATGACAAGCACCGCTTTTTCAACCGAGTTCATTTCAGCCATTGCCGCTCCGATCGTGCACCTTTATTGCCCCGCCCTCGCCTGAGCGAAAATCATGACCCTAGACTTTCTTCCTATCAGGTCGATTCTGTCGATGTCCCAGATATCTCCGTCGAATACGATCCGCATGGATTCTTTCAGCCCGGCGAGCGGCCTTATGGTGAAAGTGCCGATGCGTTTCGCCGTCCTCTGCTGGGCCGCGAAAAACTCACTCCCGCCTATGGGGTTGAAATCGCTCCACACCGTAGCGAAGGTTTCCAAAGTCTCGACCTCGCCGCCGAAGTCGGGATCTTGACCGGTTTGCAGATCGGTTGTGTTCCGCTGGATTACTATCCGGTCATCCAGTTCGCCGGCTCGGTGGGCTGTCTGGGTCATTTGTAATCCGTCGAAAAAACTTTATCGGGCCGCTCGATTATTTGAATCAAAGTCAATCCTTTGGCGGTCGGGAATTCTATCCGACGTCTGAACAACGGCATCCTGGCTGCGATGCTGGGCTCTATCGTATCGTGGCAGGCAACGATGCAGCCAACCTTGAGCTTGTCTAGCTCCTCGATTCTGCTCTCAAAACTGCTGTCCAGTACCGCAAAATCGCAGCGTTGCAGCTCAGAAAGTTCGATAGACGCCTTAAGAAAAACCTCAACAGGCAAACCTTCACAGCGTTCGCGAGTGGCGTCCACATAGCCGGGTTCAATGTCGCTCGTCACCACCCGACCGCCGTAGTCGGCGGCAGCAGCCCCAAGTACACGGGTCGTGAATCCGAAGTTGCAGCCCGTTTCAACGATCTGCTCGGGCTGGATCGCACACACCAAGCCGTAGAGCAAGACCTTAACTTCCCACTCAATGCTGCGAGGCGATTCCGATGGCTCGTTAAACCGCCCGTCCTTCCACTTGGTCGGCTGAACTTTGAAATCCAGCGCCTCACACATTCGTTTCAGCGTCTCGTCTACTTGCATTGTATGGCCAGGATTCCCCTTTTGCGGATCTCATCGACAATTTCAGGATGATCGTCAAAAGCCAGATCCACCTGCAGACCGGCTAGAATATCCGCTCTTTCGCGTCCTCTTTCCGTCAAACTTTTGACTTGTCCGAGGTCATCGGTTTTGAAATGGATGTGCATCTTGTAGGTTTTCAAACCAAGGCCGTTGACAACCTGACGGGTCCAACCCTCCGCCCCCCTGGAAATGCAAGTCGCGATATGTATTTGATCGCCCCTCTTTTCTGCGTGGCGGGCGAATTCCTGCAGCCAAGGCAAGTCGGCCAGACTACCCCCAAGATCAAACCCTATCACCATGTTTCCCCCTCAGCCTTTCAGCGGCTTGATGCTGCATTTTCTCTACCTCAGAGTCGGTGAACATCGTTTTGAAGGTCTGTCGGTGATGATGCAGAACAAGGCTTGTCGGACAGAAAGCCACATACCAACCGGCTTTTTGAGCCATCGCGCAGTAGTCGTCATCATCGCCCAAACCCAGACCGAACGATTCGTCGAGCATTCCAATCTCATCGACCGCTTTCCGGCGCATGACGACGCAGAAAAAGGCCAGCGGTTTACCGCGCTTCAATATGACGTGGCCCTGGCGCTGACTCTCCCGTCCCTGCCATTGGGATTTTGCATTCGTTCTGGGACCGGCCAAGGCTATGCGCGGGTTCTGCCCCATCGGAAAAAGAAGCCTATCCAGCCAATAGGGTGTAGTTTCAGTGTCGTTGTTCAGCAGCACCACGAAAGGAGCGGTCGATGCTGCGATTCCCTGATTGACGGCTTTGACGAATCCCAAATTATCGGGGTTGCTTATGACCCTGTAGCTCGAGTGTTTTTCAAGCTCGCCCTCGACCGCCGTGAAATGCGTCGATCCGTTGTCTATCAGGATGAGCCTGTAATCTCTGGTTGACGCCCTCACAGAAGAGAGGCACTTGACGGTCAGCCGGGCTAGATGATCGTCCGAAGCGAACACCGGAACGATGATGTCGACGGTGGCCAATCTATGCTTTTCTCTGATCACCGCCTTTGATTCCTCCAACCCGATGCGGACGCCGCTGCTTATGTCTCCCGCCCTGACGGCCGTCGAAAACAACTCCCCCGCGAATACGCCATGGTACCCGTTTTCGGCCATCGTTAGCCACGCATCCCAATCTTGATGGCGTTCCAGCGACTCGTCAAATCCTGGAAAATGCTCTCTTAGTACAAGCGAGCACGTGGTGATGAAGTTTTTGAGCTTCAAACTTTCGGCGTCCCATTTAAAGGGCTTTCCGACTAGAATACCGTCGCATCTAAAGCTCCCGAAGGCAAGACTTGCAGACGGGTCCGAGTTGAGCGCTGCGAGCATTTTCCCGATTGCATCCGGGCGCCACTCTATGTCGGCATCGGAAAACAGGACAAGCCGACTCTTGACATCTTCAAGACCTTTGTTTCTGGCCCAGGCCGCTCCCTTCCCGGAAACATCGTGAACCAAGAGTGTTCTGAATCCTTCAACGGTTTGGTTTCCAAGGGTGGATAGAGCAACGCGGGCAGTGTCGCCGGCCCTCACAGGCATGACGACGGTAACGTCAGAAGCGGAAAAATTCCTTTGGAAATCCGCCCTTCGCAGCTGGTTTGTAGTTTTCGCCGTTGATGTCATGAGAGTTCGAATGACGACTGTGCAGCCGGGCCACCATCAACCGCTCCCCGTCGAAAGTCGCCGATTCCTTCGCCCGTCTGGCAGCATATATCATTTCGTTGTCGGAACCGAGCGGAACATCTTCTTTAAAAGGCGTGTCTTTCCAAAAATCCTTTGTGTAGAAAAACGAGGTGCCGCAAGCGTAGCCCTCGGCTCCCATGTATTTCCAGCCCTTTCGGTTGATCTGATCCCAGAAAAGCAAATTCCTGAACCCGGTGATCCTCGCCTTTGAGGCGGTCAGCATGCGGAATTGAATATCCAGCCGTTCAGGCGCGGACCAATCGTCATCGTCGAAGTGGGCTATGAGTTTCCCATTTGCCTGTTCGGCACACAGATTTCGTTTTACAGGAATATTCCTCTTACCACGCGGCCTGTAATACCTGATTAGCCCACAGTTCAAGGGCAGAAGATCCGCAATGTTGTCATCTCCATCGTCGATGATGATCAATTCTTTATTGGGCCAAGTTTGCGAAAGGAAGCTGCCCACCATCTGAGGAATGAATTTTCTGCGGTCCGCAGTTGGACAAACGCACGATATCAATTCAGGAGTCGAGATCGTCATCGCTGATGAACCCCTGCGCCATGAAACGGTGTTTGTCCAGGGCGGTTAAATCGTCCTGGAAGAGCAGTCTCATAAAATGTCCGTCGTCTCCCCTGAGCCTCACGGTCGTTCCGTAGTGCTCGAAGCTCCAGGCTACCGAGGCGCACTGGACATTTCCGGGCAACCCAAGAATCGTAAGATCGTAGCAGTGGCCGGCCCAATCCATGGTGGTCTGTATCGGAAAAGCGGTCAGCGTGTAGAGAACCCCGCTTGGATTTTCAACCGTCGCGACAATGCCGTTGTCCAAAGGCGGGCCGTTTCCGTATTCGTCGATTTTGAAATTACCCGTGCCCACAAGCTCGATCATGATCCGGCCTATTTTGTAGTTCTGGGATTCGGGCGGCGCTATTTTAAGGCTCAGCGGGAGGGCGCTGTAGTTCCCGTTTGCGTTCGTCACTCCGGTACCGTCGCCGTTTTCGCTGAACGGCAGAGTCAGAATCGGATACCCCGGCATCTTTCAACCCTCCATGAAAATAAACATGTCAACCAGGGCTTCGTATGCGAGAGGGACAGTCGCAGAGGCCAAGGCGTTCATTTGTGCGAGGGAGCCGACTATGGCGGCTTCACGGTGTTCAAACCAGTGCGCCGCAAGAAGCTTCATTGCCGTGATCAGGTCTTCATCCACCGGCGACAGCCCGGCCTGGAACTGAATCTCGACCGGGAAGCCTTCGAAGAGACTCTCTGAAGGCCACGACTCGCTGGGATTCAGATAAATGAATCCAGGCTCGGTTTCAAGTTCGACGCTGAAAACCGCCGTGGTTACTTCAGGGCTGGCCAAGCTGTTGAAAAGCGTCGTGACCGTTCCGTCGCGTTCCTTGAACTTGACGTGGTCGATTGCGGTCAAGGGCGGCCTGGGAAGCGGAATGTAACTCCCGCCGGGGAACCATTCAAGCCTGTATTTACAAGTCTGCGTCCGGATGAAGCGCCCAATCCTACGCTCGGTGTACATCCTGGCGGACTTGATGTAGCCCGTCAGGAGGTCGTCTTCGTCAGCACTGTCCACCCTGGCCTGAGCCTTCAACTCGGCAAGGCTTATCACCTCGGCAGCAGTGTCGGTGACTTTAAATAACCGGTTGGGGACGAAGCGGCCAAGATCGAAGGGACTCGACATTTCTCACCTATCTGCGGGAGTCGATGATTGCCTTCGCCAGGTTCGAACATTTGGCGTTGGGGTAGCGTTCCAGGTATTTTTCTGGACTTATTTTCAAAGGCCACTGAAGGGATTCAGCGGCGGCGGGTTTACTGGCCGGCTGTTCGCCGGTGAGCAGGTCGGGCGTTGAAAGATCCAATCCTGCGAAAGGCTCTCCGCAGATTTTGACGATTCCGCGGTCGGATAGGATGCGGGCCTGATCGGGCGAAAGCATGAATTCATCGCCCCTCGCCCGTTGAACGTCGTGGAAGACCGGCCTCAAAGCTTCGACTCGGACTTTTTCGCCTTCGGTTCGCGGGCTGTCGCCGGCCAACCATTCCTCTCTCGTGAAAGACATAACGTCCGCCTTTGAAAAACTGGGATCCTCAAAACAGGGGTTTCGGGGCAGAGGTCGCAGGCCCTCCGCCCCAGGGTTCCCCTAACCAGTCGATGCTAGACGAAGGTTCCGGTCACCAGCGCCAGGGGCCGGTATACCGTCAGAGCCAAACGCTCCTCAACCAGGATCGCCACCATGTTCTTGATGGCGAAGTCTTCGTGTTGACGGAACACTTCGACCGTTGCGTCGGAGCGGTCCCAGATCGTAGCCGCGAGCGCGAACGCTCCGACAAGGAAATCACCTGCCGTCTGCGAGTTCGTGGCGACCACCCTCAATCCCCACATCCGGGGGGCAACCTTGCCCTGCGGATCGGAGAAGACATAGCGGTCGTCGGTTCCGGGATTGACCTTGAGCAGTTCGATGGTGTGCCAGTCCGCGTGATTCAAGACCATCCCGTCGGCAAGATATTCACCGTCCCTTACGACCTGGAAAATAGCGTGGCGGAGTTGGTCGATGAAGGTGTCGTTGGCAACGTTGAGGCCCGGGGCATCGTAGGCCGTCGCCTGGGTGGTCAGACCGTGCAGATTCACGCCTTCCCCGCTGCCGTTGAGAAGCTGGGCTTCTTCGACGAGCTTCAAACCGAACATGAGGCGCTGGTCGATGTGGCCTCTCAGCATGGGGCTGTCGTCGAGCACCTGCCGAGAAGCGGGTATCCAGTGGGCAAGCGTCTGAACCGCCTCATTGAGCAGCTCGAACGTCATTGCGGACTCGGCCTTCGCCACGTTCTCGGAGACTTGAGGACTCGAACCGGCGCCCTGCGGGGCCGCGGCGTTCGTGAACACATTCTCCCTTACGAAGGTGATCATGTTGGAGACGGTGCGCTGAACGGGAATCAGATCCCGAATCGTCATGAGCCTTTGGCCCGGATCGATGAAAATCCCTGCAACGCGGTCCTCTTCAACCAAAGGCTGATTGAGGCCGGTCGCGTTGACGATTGCGGTGGAGTACGGACGCCAGGGCGAAAGGCCCTCGTACCCCATAACGGAACCGAGTTTGACCTTTCCGATGGAATTGCCGGGGTGTCCGGCCTTTACGGAGGCGGCGTAGGTATCCGATTCAATGAACCGCTGACCAATGGTTTTCATGGCGTTGGCCATGGCCGCAGGATCGGTGTGCAGGGGGGCGCTGCCTTTCTGCTCAAGCTCCAGGATTCTGGCCGCCGATTTCTTCAGATCCTCGGCATGCTTTGCCTGGGCTGCGTGGATTTCCCTAATGTTGCCGGAAATGTCGGTGTCGATCTTTTCCAGCTTGGTCCGTAGCTCCGCGAACTTGGGCGCGTTCCCTTCCGTCTTTTCGGCGATCATCTCTTTGATGGTAACGCCATAGTCTTCGAACTTTTGGTCAAGTTGGTCGATTGCCTCTGTACTTAAAAGTGCCATGTCGATCTGCCTTTGTTGGAATCCCGGCAGAATCGGTTCTATCGGCCGGGATGTCGTTATCCGAAAAACCGCGAAGCTGCTTGCAATACCGCTGTTTCCTGATCAACATCCCGCTGACCCTCTTTGTAGCCTACCGACGCGTATGTCTTGGCTTTCTGTCTGCTGAATCCTGCATCCCGCAGGAATTTTTCGAAGCCCTTGACCGTCGAAACCTGAGAAACGGCGTTCCTTTTAGATCCGATCGCCACCGCGTTGGCGATAGTCATTTCCGCTGATTCGACCGCATCAACCATACCAGATTCCAGTGCGGCTTTGGAACTGAGCATTCGCCCCTGCCCGAAATCAGACTTTACCTTTTCTTCGGAAACACCCCGGCCAACAGCGATGTCGGACACCATCAGCGAAAACGATTCATCGATGGATGCCTGCATCTCGGCCCTGGCGGCGGTTGATAATTTCTCGAAAGGATTGCCTTCGGTTTTGAACTTCCCGGCGGAAACCAGCGTCACTTTCACGCCCTCTTTTTCCAACGCTTTGCTTATGTCTTTGTGCATCATCACGACGCCAACCGAACCGATTGAGCTGTCGGATGTCATTGATATTCTCGTAGCCTGGGAAGCGAGGTGAAAACCCGCGCTTCCACACATGCCGTTCACCATAGCGAAAATCGGCTTGAGGCTTCGGAGCTTCCTGATTTGCTCCGCCAGACCGATAATGCCGGCGGTCTCTCCGCCCGGCGTGTCGAAATCTAGAGCGACGGCCTCAAGTTCTTTTTCCGCAAAAGCCCTATCCAACTGCCGACTGATGCCTTGTACGGTGGTCAAGCCCGATTCTCTGGTCATCTCGGTTTCGCGGTGAACGATGACACCGTGTATGGGGATAACAGCCACGAAACCGACCTCACGGGCAGGCCGGCTTTCCGCCCTCGAATTCGCTTTGGCAGTGATCGCCTGTATTTCCTCTTTGGACGTTCGAATCCCCTGAGAGCGGAGTATCAGGAACTTGGCCAGCGTTTGGTATTTTTCGGTCGTGATCGCCCACGGACGCCGAAAAAACGCCTCTTCCACCAGCGACATTTTGAAATCACCGTTCATTTTATTCACCTTGGGTATTGACGGCCCCGCCTCGGTTTACCCTGTCCAGATCCTCAAGGCTGATCATCTGCTGCTGAACCGTCAAATCATCCGCGCCTTCATGCGGGTTCATATCGTTTTGCGCCCTGACCTCGTTGCGGCTCTCGATCCCGTTCTGGACTTTCATGACCTGGACTTGGGTTCTGCTCAGGGCATCCGTACGCAAAGGATTTTCCATGTCGAACCGGATTCTGGTGTTGAGCCTTTCATCGGGAGGGAGAAGCTGGATCCTCTCGCGCTGTTCGAATCGGACCGCATACGGAAGCAGGGTGATTTTCCAAAATTCCAAGTCCAGTTGAGTGATGTTGTTGAAGGTTGCCTTGTCCAGGTGCATGACTTTGTGGGGAGGCACCAAATACCAGCGGCAGACCTCGGGCACCTGGAAAGTCCGCGTTTCCAAGAACTGTGCTTCATTGGGCGGGATCGAGACCGCCTGATAGGTGAAACTGGCCTCCAGAAGCGCCAGCTTGTGCGACCGCTCCAACCCCTCGTGGATGGACTCGAAATTCTTTTTGTATTGTATTCTCTGCTCAGCCGTCAGCGTTTTGTCGGTCATCAGGAAACCGCTCGGTCTTGCGCCGTTTCCGAAAAACCTGGAACCGAATTCCTCCGTGGCCAAAGCAAGCCCCATCGACTGTGCTCCGTGGGCTATCGGGGAAAGCCCGACTATCCCCGACCATCCGAAGAGTTTCACGTGCAAAATCTGGTCTTCGCCGAAAATCAAAACCCCTTTCGGCGTGTGGTAGCGATACTCGATGGTCCCGTTCCCCATCTGTTTCACATCCATTTGCTCCGATAAGAGAGGGTTCAGAGCGAAGACCATCCCAAGGGAATTCCTCTCGATCTCCGCATAGGCGTTTCCCCACGTCAGCAAATTGAGCATCATCGCCTCCATGTATTCCTGCGGCGTCATCCTACGGTTTGCCTTGATGGTCAACACGGGCATCAGATCGTGATCGTCAAGCCGGATTTTGTTTTTCCCGTTGGAGCCGGGGACGGTTTGGACGATCATTTTGGGTAGACCGCCCATTGTCTCGGTCAGGAGCCTGATGCAGGCCCAGGCGGTAGAAAGGGTCAACGCCTTCGATGGAGTAACGCTGTTGCCGGCCCAGGTCTCGTTGCCGAAAACGGCTACGAGAGGCTGATGGTCGGTCGACCGGAAAACCCGACCGACCCATTCGCTGAATCGTGCCATTTTCACCCCGCCGTCAATGGATTTGCCAGGAAGCCGTCGAGATCGACATCCTCTTTGCGTTCGATGCGGTCAAGCGACATAAGGGATCCTACAACACCGTCTATGCGCGATGAAGATGTTTGGCGGTCAGGTTTGACGGGACTAATTTCGTCGAAGCTGGATCGCTTGACCGCCGTGCAGTCCACCATCCATCGTAATACGGGATTTCCTCCGTGTCGAAGTTTCCTTTGCAGCACGTGGCGCTCAAAGGCTTTGCAGGGGACGGTATACGATTTCACGCTCTGACGGAATTTTACCATTTCAAAGCCGTCGCGCTCAAGGTCGCCGGCGATTTGGACCGCCCCCCAAGGGTCGAACGCTATCTCTTTTATTCTGTACAGATCGCCCAGGCCGTTTATCACTTTCCGCACATACCTCATGTCTATGGATTTGCCGGGCGTCAGATGGATCAAGCCTTGATCGACCCAGCGGTCATAGGGCACGTTGTCTTTTTCGACGCGGTCCTTGAGATTGTCGCCGGGCAGAAAGAATCGAGGGATGATAAAGAGTTTTTCGTCGTGAGGGATGATCAGAACGAAGGCCGTGATATCGCGGTTGGTTGAAAGATCCAGCCCCCCGAAAGCCTCCATCCCTTCCAGATCGTATGGATTGAACGGCTCGGACATCGGCACGGCGTCCCATTCGGCGAGCGGTATCCACCTCTCGGAATCGGAAAGCCATTCGTTGAGTTCGAACCGCCTGAACCCGTTTTCCTGGGCAGGTATGCGGAGAGCCTTGAGAAAATCCTCTCGGACGGCGGTGATGTTCTTGAAGGCCCCCGGCCCGCTCATCGCCGGGTTGACGAGCAGCCAGTTTTTTTCGTCCTTCCAGTCGGCCCCGGCAGGCATGTTGAAAAGGATGGGGCAGAACGATTCGTCTTTGAAGATTCCGCTCTGGACCCGTCTGGCGTATTCGTGCGTCTCCCAGCACAACGGGCTTTCCGACTCCACGCCGGCGGTACTCAAAGCCAGGAAAAGAGGATTGCGGCGAGTGGACATCTTGCGTTTCATCACGTCGTACAGATGCCGCTTGCGCTGACGGTGAAGCTCGTCGAAGAGGACCATGCTCGGATTTGCCCCGTCCTGTACGCCTGCGTCCGATGAAATGGCCCGAAGAAAAGCCATCCTATCGAATCGGTGTGCAATGGTCTTCGTGCTCTCTAAGATTCGAAGTTTCTTCCTCAGATGTGGACTCAACCTCACCATTTCAGACGCCACCTCAAACATTTTTTCAGCCTGACTCCTCGCCTTGCCGCAAATGTAGACCTCGGCGCCCCGCGTGTTGTCGAAGCAGAGGCCGTAAAGCCCGATGGCCGCGCACAGCTCCGTCTTTCCGTTTTTGGAGCCCATCTCCAAATAGGCGTTTCGGACCTGTCTGGTTCCGTCCACTCTCTGAGGTCCGAATATTGGTTGGATGATCCTCTTTTTCTGCCAATCGGTCAGCAGAAAGGGACGGCCCGCAAACCTGTCTTTGGTCAGCCTACAAGTCCGCTCTATGAAATTAATTACTCTTTGGGCGGAAGACTCAATCACTTGCACAGTTCTTCCAGATCCATTTCTGGATCTTCCGGCCTGACTTCCAACCTCACCCTAGCTGACGGAGACAGGCCAAGCTCGCTGGCGAACCGTCGAATCTGATCCATTGCGCGGTTGGCGATCCCTATCCAAGGATTCTGGACCAAGTTACCGTTGCTTGTTTCGACCACAGAGTTTTGGTCTTTGAGTTTATTTTCCGCTTCCCTAAGCCGACCATAGGCCGTGCAGTAGGAAATCAGAACGGCAACATCAAGATTCGTCAGCAGGCCGAGGCGGTGGAGTTCCTTGGCGATCCGCGTCCACTCCTTCCTGGCGTAGGGGGAAATCCATCGAGGGCACGGGGGAGTGCGGACAGGTTTGGCGGGTTTGGGCTCGTCTTGGGGTATAGGCCTTTTGCCGCGGTTTCCCTCCAAGAGTTTCAGAACCGTAGGCTTGGGCTTGCGTCCACTGGGCATAACGCCTTTTACGATACATCAAACCGCCGGAACGCTGGATTTATTTAGAAACAAATCCTTTGTCGGGCCTGGAGGTTCAGCGGCTGGCCTTTGCAGACCTTTCTGTCTTCGTGGCAGCCCCAGCACGGAAACATGCCGGCCGAGACTTCGCGATGGATTAAATCCCCGGCCATGATCGGATTAAGTGTGCAGGTTGGTGGCACGTAGCCTTGCCTGATCATCGCGTCTTTTCCGTCTTGCCCTTCGAACATATTGCCTCCTTTTCCGCTTCGCGGCTCATCAACCACTCTATGCCGATATCGAGATTGGCTGGTTTCGGCAACCATGCCGATTCCTTGGTCCTCAGATTTGCGACCCGTATAGAACCGTCGTACAAATTGAAACACACAAAGCCTTCAGGCATCCCCGCACTTTGATGTACTCGGATGCCTCCGAAAAAAGACACAGAGAAAGAGTTCTCTGTTCGGACGGCCAAACGGCGCCCGAATTCTGCGAAGTCGGTAGGCGACATCGTGATACCGCTGTAAGGGACGTCTGGGAATATCATTTCGGCAAACCTATGAAGAACGCCCGGTTGCTGCTTGTTTCGGGGATGCATTTCAGAAGAAGATGATCGCCGAAAATCTCCGAGAGGTAGGCTTCGGTCGGCCATAGGGAATCGCTGTTGCCGATGGAAGACTTCAAACCTGACCCTTCGGAAACGAGGTAGCCATTCTCAACCTCTTTCAGATCTCCCTTGAGTACCAGACGGTCATACCCCCTTACACCTTTTTTCGGTGCAAAATGGGTGTCGATGATCAACGGGAATCCTTTCATCCGTCCCGCAAGCCTCACCTGCATAGGCCCGTCCAGATGGTAAAGCAGGCCCAGGATTCCGACCACGTCGAAGTCATCCAAAAAATCGCCGTTGGCGAAGCGCCCGCCCAGGATTTCCGGGATGCGGCCGGAGGTGAAGAATTCCGGGCAATTGTATTCCGGTGGCAAGCGATCCCTCCGACCGTCTATGCCGTGGATGGTGCAACTCTCAACCCAGGCGGCATGCATGAATTTCCCGTGGCCGCATCCGAGGTCGAGATAGGCGGGCCAGTTATCCAGCTCCAGGACCCGTTTCACTATATTGAGGCAGTTTACAAAGGCCGCTATTCTATTCAGCACGACACCCACTCCAAGACAAGTATCAAGAGCCCCGCGGAGACCCAGATCCAATTCTGCATCTTGAGAGAGCTGGACCGGAAGGGCCACGGTTTCAACGGCTCAGCTTGGACGTGTCTGAAAAGGGTTCGACCTTCAGGCGTTTCACCAAATTTTTTCAATCCGTTCATTTTGTCCCCGCTTTCCTGATGAGTTTGAATCGTTCAGCAAACCACTCTTCTATTGAGTTGACGCAGCGAGCCGGCCCTGATCTCCCAGCGTTGCACCCTCTGCATAAATAGGGTCCGCACCGTTGCACCCGCGACCGTATCAACCCGCCGCAAACACCGCAGAATCCAAGGCTTTCCATCGGCTCCCAGTTGGCATACAGCTTGAATTGCTCCAAGGTCATCCGTGGAGCGACCAAACTTTCCTTACGTGAGCGGTCCAGGATCGGAATCGGGTAGGGACGGTGTTCAAACAAGTCCAATTGCTCCACTTGCTTTCAACTCCTCAGAGGGTTTGCACGGAAATGGTTTTCCATCGAACTAATCAGCCATTTCTCCGTGGTGCATATGTCAACCGCTTTTTTGAACATCAAGTCCGGTTCGATTGGATCAGGAGCCAAGATCCAAAAAGGTTTGCGATTCCCCCAAAACCACCCGGTTTCCATGCAGGCTGAACGCCCGGCGGGCATGACCAAAACGCAGGAATCGGAGTTCACCATGGCGGTGAAATCGTTTCTGAATCCTTCGACTGCCAACGGATGACTGAGAGCGGACCTGTATTCGGCAATCGTCCAACCGGTCCAATTCTTGTCGATTTCCGACCACTGAAAACCGCTGTCGGCTTTGAAGTCGTAGACGTCGAAACCAGCATTTCTCAGCCGGGAAACACTCAGATCGTAAAATCGGTTGCGCCAGGATGAAGCTGCATAAACTTTTACTTTCCGCATATTCCCCTCTCCTTTCGCCTTTGGCGTTTGCGCCTCATGGCACCCCTTCTGCGTTCCCTAGACAACTCTTCTTGCCGGTGTGCGGGCAATTCCGGGCCGACGTCGAAACCGGCGTTTCGGGCCGCGTCCCGGTAATCTTCGAACTTTCGGATGATCTCATCCAAGCCAGGTGGATTGGTTGAGTCGAGCCGAAGGACTCCGTCCAACTTATTCCGCAGATCAGCCAAAGCGCCGGGCTTCTCGAAGAGCCTGTCACTGTCGAATTCGGTTTTCATAACACCCCCCCCTTTGGTTCGCAGCCTCTCCGTTGTCATCGGTTTCGTCGCGCTTCTCGTTGATTCTCTTCCAGAAATACATTCCGATCGGACCATCGAAGAATGGATCTTTTTTGGCGGATTTTCTCCACTTCCCGAGGAGCCCCTGGAAGGAAAGCCGATCAATCCTGGCTTTAATGTCTTTAGTTAGTTTCATCAGTTCCACCCTAAGGCTTTGCTCGCGGCGGCCCCGTCATCGTCCTCTTGCTCCCGTTTCGCTTCCATTCTTTTTGCGAAATAAACAGCGCTCTCGCCTTGCAGAATTTCGCACCCAACCGGCGCTTTCCGCCATTTTTCCAGAAGCTCAGGGTATGAAAGTAAATCGATATCATTCTTGACTTGATCCGTTAACTTCACTTGAGAGTCTCCTTAGTTGTTTGATGATTTCCCGACCTATGAATTCGGTGTAGGCGGGCGGGACGGCTTGGCAGAGTTCCTTCATGGTCATCCAGCCGATTTCCATGGCTTCGCGACCCCTGCTGATCCCGATGGAAATTCCCCCTGGCGGCGGGCACCTCAATGCTTTCGGTACTCGGAAGCGTTGAG